TGTAACTGATGATACGGCTCTTGCTGCTACATTTATTTCAGGTTCTGCTATTCGTGCAGCTGATCTCAATGAAAACTTTACCCAGAATCTTTATGTAACACAAGAGTCTAGTAGAGAAGCTGCTTCTGCTATTTCTGCATCTACTAGTGCGACTAGCACCGCTAATACAGCATTGAGTACGGCTAATTCGGCTGTGTCTACGGCTAATTCTGCTGTATCTACCGCTAACTCTGCTGTATCCACAGCTAATGCAGCGGCTGCTTCAGCGGCAACTGCTATTAGCACTGCCAACGCTGCGTCTGCTTCTGCTGCAAGTGCTGTCTCTACAGCCAACACGGCTAACGCTAACTCGGCTGCTGCACTTAGCGCTGCTGCAGAAGCTCTTGCTTATGTGATTGTTGCTAACGTTGCTGCTATTCCAAGTTCACCAGTCAATGGTGATGCTATCAGGATAACAGATTCAACTGGTATTGAAAGCTTCACTCCTTTGAGTGGTGTTCCTGGTGGATTTGTTGGAGAAGCAGGTCTAACTGTTGAGATTTACTATAGTAGTTCTGTTTCTAGTTGGGTGTGGGTACGCTATTACCCTACTGATTCTGATGCTAGGTATCTAAAACTTAGTGGTGGTACACTTACTGGCCAACTAAAAGCTGATGATAGTACTAGTACTGTAGCTCCTGTCTATTCTTTTGATGGTGACACTAATACTGGTCTTGCTCATACAGGTGCTGATGAACTTGCTTTGGTTACTGGTGGTACACCACGTATTACTGTAGACCCTGCAGGCGCTGTAAATGTGGCAACATCGTTGTCAGTAGGTGCTAATGATGTACTTGATACAGCTGACATTGGTACGACTGTTCAGGCATATGATTCGACAATTCTTAAGTCCGCTGATATTGGTACAACTGTTCAAGCGTATGACGCCGACACAGTAAAGCAAGATGTTCTTCCAACGTTTACCGTCGCTACCAGAAGCACTGAACGTACTATCACTGCAGGCGCCTTTGATCTCAGCACCGGAAACCTGTGGACCGTTGGTGCTATCACAGTCCCTAACCCTACCAATGCTGTAGCAGGTCAAACCGGAGCTATCCGCATCACTGCTGGTCCTGTGGTGTGGTCGTCTAATTTCAAGTTCCCTGGTGGTACTGCACCAACGATTGCTACATTCCCGGCAATCATTCCGTACTACGTCGAAGGTTCTTCAACCATTCTAATGGGTAATGTCGTTGAGGGTATTGCCTAATGAATAATGGTGAACAGTTTTTTAATACCTCAGGTGGCGGTTACGCCATCTCACGTTCGCTGAGATTCAACAGTAGCGACAGTGCCTACTTGTCCCGGACGCCTGCATCAGCCGGCAACCGCAAGACGTGGACCTGGGCGGGGTGGGTGAAGAGGAGCACTCTTAGCAGTGGCGGCTACAAATCACTATTTGGCACCGGTACTACTAATTCCGACTCCAACAACTTCAACATCCAGTTCCTATACGACCAGATCCACGTTGGGCTTTGGAGCACAAGCCTTCGGAAGACCTATGCAGTGTTCAGAGATGCGTCTGCTTGGTATCACATCGTAATCGCTTTTGATAGCACAGAAGCCAGCGAGCCCAATCGCTTTAAGCTGTGGATCAATGGTGTTCAGATTACATCTTTTGAATGGTACACAAACGTTACACAGAACGCTGACTACGGCGTCAACGAAGCAAAAGCACACTATTTAGGTGTTTCGTCTGGATCCGGCGGTCAAATCAATTATTTCGACGGCCTGCTCGCCGACATCCACTTCTGCGATGGCACCGCATACGACGCATCGGCATTTGGGGAGTTCGACGCTAACGGTATTTGGCAACCTAAAAAGTTTGCTGGTGTCTACGGCTCGCAAGGCTTCCACCTTGATTTCTCAAATAATGCCTCTGCCGCCGCATTAGGGACGGACACTTCTGGCAACGGAAACACGTGGAGCGTCAACAACCTATCCGTCACTGCTGGTGCAGGCAACGACAGCCTCGTAGACGTTCCCACTAACGGGGCGCAGACGGACACGGGCGTGGGCGGTGAGGTGAGGGGGAATTACTTTGTTGCCAACCCTTTGGATAACGGTGGACTGGCACTTGCAAACGGCAATCTTGACTTAAGCACAACATCCTCAAGCGATCTAACCGCCCGTGGAACCATAGGGATAACAAGCGGCAAATGGTACTGGGAGGTGACGGCAACAAACCTTGTAGCTGACCCTTTCAACAAGATCAGCGTCGTTGGCATCGCTACCGCCAACTCTGTACTGCCGACGTATGTCGGATCCAACGCTACAAGCTGGGGATACGTCAACCACAACGGCACTAAGGTGACGAACGCTAGTCCTAGCGCCTATGGTAATAGCTGGGTCACCAATGATGTCATCGGCATCGCTTTCGATGCTGATAATGGCAAGCTGTTTTTTGCCAAGAACAATACATGGCAAGGATCGGGAGATCCTGTAGCTGGAACTAATGCCGCCTTCACGGGACTTACGAGTGGACCGTATCTGCCAGCCTTCAACCTCAAGAATAGTGGGGCGTCAGTAACGATCAACACAGGTGCTCGCCCCTTCGCCTACACCGCCCCCAGCGGCTTCAAGGCGCTCTGCACGGCTAACCTGCCCGCCCCAGTAGTCACAAAGCCTTCCACGGTGATGGATGTGGTTACGTGGAGTGGCAACAACGCATCTCCAAGAACAATCAGCGGTTTGAATCTAAGCCCTGATTTTGTCTGGATTAAATCGAGATCTGACGCTGCGGGTCATGCACTGTTTGATGTTGTGCGTGGTGCAGGCAACGTGCTCCGATCAATGGACACATCGGCAGAGGTTGCCAACCCAGCATTTGGCTACGTCAGCGGATTCAATAGCGACGGTTTTGCTCTTACTGCTGGCACGTATCCCGGCTTTGAGAGTGGCGACACCAACATGACGGGCCGAACTTATGTGGGCTGGTGCTGGGACGCCGGCAGCTCCACCGTCACGAACACACAAGGCTCCATCACTAGTCAGGTGAGGGCTAATGCAAGTGCGGGGTTTTCGATTGTGACCTATACAGGAAACGCAACAGCAAATGCCAGCATTGGTCATGGCTTAAATGTTGCGCCACCTATTGTCATCATTAAGAATCGGTCCATCTCATCTGACTGGGCTGTTCAAACAACATTAATTGATGGCAGCCTTGATGCTTTGTTCCTTAACACGACAGGCGCCAAAATCGACAGTGGTTCAAACCTTCCAACCTCTTCAGTTTTTTATGTTGGATCAGGAGACAATGGGAATGGCAATGGAAATAGTCTTGTCGCCTACTGCTTCGCCCCAGTAGCCGGGTACTCTTCGATGGGCACCTACACCGGAAATGGGAGCGCGGATGGCAGCTTTGTGTACACAGGATTTAGAAGCAGATGGGTGATGATTAAGCGAACGGATACAACTGGAGGCTGGAACATTATTGACACAGCACGCAGTGCTTACAACGTTGTAGACACATATCTCTATGCAAACCAGTCATGGCAAGAAAACTATTACGGCGCCGCAACTTATTTCGACATTCTCAGTAACGGCATCAAGTTTAGAAGCTCAACCACAGCAGAACTCAATGCCTCTGGCGGCACCTATATCTACTTCGCAGTGGCCGAATCACCTTTCCAATACGCCCGCGCACGCTAACCCCGCCCTCGTAGTGAACAAGACTAATCATGTTTATCCTTAACAACCAGCCCTTGTCACCTGACCGGGCATTTACAACTGAAGATGGAACTCAGTACCCAGCAAACTGGCTGAGATTATCCAGTCCTGAGGAGCGGGCAGCACTTGGAATTACCGAGACCGAAGATGAGCCTTGGTACGACCAACGGTTCTATTGGGGTGTTGGTAATCCAAAGGACCACGCAGAGCTTGTCTCCCAGTGGACTGCTCAAATCAAACAGACCGCTGGATCTTATCTTGCTCAGACGGACTGGTATATCACCCGTGCTTCTGAGACTGGCCTACAAGCTTCTCAGAGCGTGATTGACCGTCGTTCCTGCATTCGCTACCTAAGTAACGAAAAGGAAGCCTTCCTGGCCGCTACAGAGACCACTGATGAGCTTGCTGCTTATGTCACTGGTTCTGAGTTTAATAACTGGGAAGAATCCACACCTACTTCTGATAACACCATTGTTGTGGACGGTGTTACCAGCGGCACTGTAATTACCGGAGACACGATCTTCGGTGGTTCTGGTAACGATACACTTACCTTCTAAGAACAATGATCACTATTCTTGGTATTAAAGTGTCCTATGAGGCACTTGCTTTCTTTGCGCTGTTTATTGGCTCCGAGATCATCGGTGCTTCTAAGCTCAAAGAGAACAGCATTGTCCAGATCCTTCTGCGTGGTGTTGAGGCGATTAAGCCTCACCGCACTGAGGATGACAAGATCCAACGTGTTAAAGATACGTTTAAGTAAACATCATGGTACTACTGAAGGTAGCTCAATACTACCCTCAGCTTGACTCCGCAACAGCTCACGGAGATCGGATGTGCTTCTCATCGACATGTGCGATGGCCATCAAGTATCTCCGTCCTGATGCTCTGAAGGGTAGTAATGCAGATGATGATTACTTGAGAACTGTTCTCAAATACGGTGATACAACCCAATCCACCAGTCAAATCAAAGCCTGTCAGCAGTACGGTGTTTTTGCTTCCTTCTACCAGAAAGGAACCAGACAGACACTCCTCAACGAACTAAAAGCTGGCTATCCGGTAGCTGTTGGCATCCTCCACAAAGGTCACGTCTCCAAACCTGTTGGTGGTGGCCATTGGATGCTCCTGATTGGTGATGATGGAGAACACGGAATCTTCCACGATCCATACGGTGAGATGGATAACGTCAACGGTGGCTACGTCACTGTGGGCCGTGGTGGTAAGAATGTCAAATACACCTGGCGTAACTGGTTAAAGCGTTGGGAAGTTGAAGGTCCAGGTACTGGTTGGTTTATGACCTTTAGGCCGGTGCAGCAAACACGCCCTATTGCTGCTGTGGAGAACACCTGGAAGGGAGTTAAAGCTGCTGCACAGATTGCTGGTGCTAAGTACCCAGAAGTAGTTGCTGCTCAGTGGGCACTTGAATCAGGCTACGGGAAGCATTTTTCTGGTAAATGGAATGCATTCGGATTAAAGGGATCTGGCACTGAACGTGAAACCAAAGAGTTCGTCAACGGCAAATGGATCACGATCCGTGCAGGGTTTATTGACTTCCCTGATCTCCAAACCTGTGTCTCCTATCTCGTAGATCGTTGGTATCGAGACTACAAAAACTATAAAGGCGTCAACCGAGCAGTATCTCGTGAAGACTGCGCACGTCTTCTTCAAAAGGAAGGCTATGCAACCGACCCAGCCTACCCAGAAAAACTCATTCGATTGATGACCGAAAATGGCTAGTACCACTTACAATATTACACCGGGTAGGTTTGAAAAACAACTACCTGTAGCTACCAAAGTTCACTTTAAAAGCTCTACCGCCAGTACTAATGCAACGCTAGTAAAGGCTGCTCCTGGTTCTATCTTTAATATGATTATCCATAACACCCATTCTGGTGGTGGTAGTGGGTCTGCTATTGCAGTTAGGTTGTATGACAGAACTACAGCACCTACTGTAGGTACAGATGTACCGATGGCTATTATTGATGTACCTTCTAATTCATCTAAGGAAGTTAATTTCACAAGTGGAATTACATTTACCAACGGTATTGCATATTCTATTACTGATGGTAGTGCTTTGCTTGATGCAACTGCGGTTTCTGCAGATGGAGTGCAAATCTACATCGGGTACATGTGATGATTGAAGCAGGAGCTGCGGCAGCGATTGCCCTTTTAACTGCCATTGTATCAGTACATAACCGCCTTCATACAAAAATTAGCGAAGTGGATAGCCGTGTAGATAAAGTTGAGCTACGTGTAGCAGAACATTATGTTCAGAAACAAGAGCTATCTGCTGCTCTTCAGAAGATGGAGGACCACATGATCCGCATCGAAAACAAATTAGATCAAATCGTATTGAGAAATGGCTAACAACAAAGCCACTGAGGACATGTTTAACGAGTTACATAACCTCGTTACTACTGAATTCCTTAAGCGTATTAAGAGTGGTGAAGCTACTGCTCAAGAACTTAAAGCGGCTTGTGATTGGTTGGCTAAAAATGATATCAGTGGGGTTGCTTATGATGGTAGCCCTCTTGATAAACTAGCTAATGTACTACCTAAGGTAGACCCTGAACTTGTACAAAAGAGGCTTTATGGCAAGTCGTACCTCTAAATACTACAAAGACAATCCAGAAGCACGAAAGAAGCGTCTTAAACAACAAGCTGCTTACAATCGTCAATCACTTCAAATTGAAAAACGTGTTGAACTTAATCGTGAAAACAGAAAACGTGGCACCTATGGTAATGGTGACGGTAAAGATGTATCACACAAGAAAGATGGTTCAACATTCCTTGAAAAAGCCTCTACTAATCGAGCTAGAAACAGATCTCGGAAATGACACCGCTACTTCCGTCCCCTGATCACTATCTCCACAACCTAATAACGATGACAAGTCCCGAAGCAAAGCGTCTTTGGAGACGCGCCATTAAGGAACATTTTAATTGTCAGTGTGTCTACTGTGGAAATCACTATGAACTACATGAACTTACATTGGATCACGTTCGTCCTCGCTGTTTTGGTGGGGAAGACCTTACATCAAACCTTGTTCCCAGTTGCTGGAAATGTAATCAGGCTAAAGGAAGTAGAAATTGGTTATCATGGATGAGAGAAACCTTTGGGAGTACTCCTAGAGAACGACTTATTCTACAACATATACAATAATGGCTCCTCGTAAACGCTTACCTTGGGAGAAGTGGAAGCAAAAAGCTGAAGCTGAGTACATTAAAAATAAATATAGCGTCAAGGAAATGATCAGAGATTGGGGTTTTCCCTCTGATCTTAATCCTGACGAATGGGGTTTTAACTTTCAAAATGGTGTTCTTAGAAAAAAGAATGTCCGTGTTAGAAAAGAAACTCGTGGTTCTGAAGCAAGACGTGCTGCTACAAATGAACAGACCTTAACACGTGAGGACTATATTGATTATGCTAAGCGGAATGGTTATCCTGCTGAGCAAGCTAATCAATTATTTGAAGAAAACGAAGCTCGTCTTAAAGAACTAAAAGGTCAAAAAAGCGCTACTCAGCATTATGAACATTTGCTTCCTACACGTTCTCCTATGCGTGGCGGAGTAGAGCATTATCGTAACATTGTAATGATGGGCAGCGAGGAAAACCTTGCTAAATCTGACTATCTTGCATCTATACCAGCAGCTAGAGAAGCAGGGGTACCTTTAACTAAACAAGGTGCCCTTTTTGCTGACTTTAATCAACTGCCACTACCAACAGATCAACGTAGAGTTGATATTATTCTTAAAGATATTGGTAGTCAAGCATCACCTAAAACTACTCGTGATGTTCGAGCAGCTCTTCAGCAAAGTGAAATGGCTGAAGCTGTTGGACAAAAGTTTAAGTTTAGTGGTGGTGGTGTTAAATTAGGTGCAGCACTAGGTGCATTACCTGTTGCTGGTGCTATCTTTGATGTAGGTGATGTACAAGCTGGTGTACAAGGTTATACACAAGAAGGTCAAACACCTATGCAACAATTTGGTAGTGGTCTTCAAGCAGTGTCTGGTGCTACTGGTCTTGCTGCTATGGCTCCTACACCAGCTTCCCCTATTCTAGGTGCTGCATCTGCAATTAGTGGGGCAGGAGCTGCTGCAGTACAATCTGGAGCAGTAGAAAAAGTTATGGAAGCTACACCTACTGTAGTTAAGAATATCCAACAGATTGAACGTCTTCTTAATCCTGTTAATGCTTCGATTACTAATGAATTAAAGTTTATTGGTGGTCAAGTTAGGTTAGGTAGGATTCCTTATTTTAATTAAAACCTCACCAGCCCGCTCAGAATCGTCTGCAGCGGGCTTTTTACCTTATTGTGTGTATTGTGTCCTATTCAACCCATCATGCCGCAGAGAAGCAAAGAGAGGCTACTCAGCGTTATCGTAAAAAATTAAATAATACAAACGCTGTTAAAGCCATCCTCCAAAATATGTTATGGGACTCTCGGAAGAGAGCTAAGAAAAAGGGGATGGAACACACTTTAACTATAGACTTTCTTTATTCACTATACGTAGATACTTGCCCAATTAGTGGAATTAGTTTACTTTGGGAGCGTGGGCACGGTAAGCCACAAGAAAACTCACCATCTTTAGATAGAATTGACTCTACAAAAGGTTATACCGAAGACAATGTATGGCTAATCAGTTACAGAATGAATCGAATCAAAAACGACGCCACAATAGAGGAGTTGCAAATGATACTCTCAGCTTGCTTAGAGGTGACTTCAAATATTTCCTCCAAGCAATCTGGGCTCAATTAGATTTACCCTCACCCACAAGGGCTCAATACGCTATTGCTGATTATCTTCAACATGGGCCAAAACGTCTTCAGGTTCAAGCATTTCGTGGAGTTGGGAAGAGCTGGATTACTGGAGCATTTGTATTGTGGAGCCTTTTCAATGATTCAGAGAAAAAAGTAATGATTATTAGTGCTTCAAAAGAGCGCAGTGATAACATGTCTATTTTTCTTCAAAAGTTAATTATTGAAACTCCGTGGCTTGCTCATTTAAGACCAAAAAGTGATGATGCTCGCTGGTCTCGTATTAGTTTCGATGTCAATTGTTCTCCGCACCAAGCACCTTCTGTAAAATCAGTTGGAATTGGAGGTCAGTTAACTGGCAGTCGTGCAGATCTTATGATTTTGGATGACGTAGAAGTGCCTAATAATAGCCTCACAGAGATGATGCGAGAGAAACTCCTTCAATTGTGTACAGAAGCGGAGTCCATCCTCACACCGAAGAAGGATAGCCGCATTATGTACCTAGGGACACCCCAAACAACATTCACCATTTACCGCAAGCTAGCAGAACGTAACTACAAACCCTTTGTTTGGCCAGCACGTTACCCTCGTAAGCTATCTAACTATGAAGGTCTTCTTGCCCCTCAAATACAAGAAGACATAGAAGCAGGTGCTGAACTTTGGGATGTAACAGACCCTGATCGTTTCTCTAATGATGATCTAGTAGAACGTGAAGCATCAATGGGTCGTAGCAACTT